AAGTCTGTTGAGAGTTGTGCATGAGGTGATTAGTATGTTATCAGAAGCACTTTACGCTTCGGAGTGTACAGTGTTAGTGAGACATATTGTCGATGATTTTTTTTTGCAAGCAGAAGACGGCATACGAGATACATCGGTGACTGGAGTTCAGACGTGTGCTCTTCCGATCTTGCCGGTATCAAAGTCGCCGTCCATGCCGGTAGACAGGGGCGTACGAACAAAGTGCTTCATGCCGTTAGGAACGTCGGTAGTCAAATACCAGCCGTTGCTGTCGGTCAAGAAGTGGTTGATCGTGTAGCCGCCAGGGATCGAACCGTTGTTCTTCAAAGCGTTGACATCATTGTCAGTGGTGCCGACGCGGAGTTCGGTTTCCAACAGACGAGTAGCAACGAATTGCAGAGCAGGCGGAACAATCAGCTTCTTGGGCTTGGCAGCGATCAACAGACCACGCTCATCCGTCCACAGAGAGATTTGAATAACTGCGTTTTCCAACGAAGTCTCATTCAAGTCAGCTGCGGTAGAAGGAACGTTGCTGTTGGAGCCACCAGACACCAGCGGGTGAGCGCTGTTAAACAACGATACGCCATCGCCGCCAGGATAGGCAGACGAGAAGCCGTTATTCAGCACAGCAGCAGCTTTAACCTGCTTGGTGTATGCCATAGCACGAGCCAGGCCTTTGGTGTAACGAGCCGACAAGCTGTCATACAGGTTGTCTTCGATTGCCTCTTCCGTCAGGGAGAAGCCCAAAGCAATGGTTTCGTGGTTGTAGCGAGCGGTCCAAGCTTCTTGAGCATTGTCATAAGCGATGGCAGAGCCCTCGTTTTTGACCGGTGCAGCAGAGAAGCCAGACAGTTTTGTTTCCTCTTCAAAGGAACGCTCAGAGGTCTCGGTTTCGTAGATCTCTTCGTGTTCTTGATCGTAGGTTTTGTACTGTAGACCAAACAAGGCATTCAGCCCTGGGAGCAACTCTTTAAGTAGTTGTGCGCGTGAAATAGCCATTTTGAGTTACTCCTTAAGCAACGTAGTAACGATGAGCGCCGAAGTTGAACTTAACCAACACTTCAGGGCTTTGAACCAACACAACGGTGCCAGCAACTTGGGTCGTAACCGCAGTCACAGTCAGGGTCGTGCTACCAGTGGTAGTGACAGTCGATGCAGCACTCAGCGTAGCGCCGGTGAATTGCAGTTGACCATTTACCAAGTTAAACACATCAGTGCCGATAGGCAGGACTTGTCCAACAGTCAGGCCAGACACAACAACCGAAGTTGCCGCAGGAGCGCCGCCCGACACATAGGTCGAAGAAGTGCTGATTTGGGTGTCAGGAACCAGATTGAGAACACGGAAGCCGCCGCCAGAAGTCGTTGCCGAAGCATTGACAACAGCGCCTGCACTGTTACCAGTGGAAGCAGAGCCAGTCAAAGTATTGCCTGCCATGTTAGCGCCAACCAGGATCGACGAAGCCGAGCCAATGGTGGTAGCGCCAGCAGCAGTCGTAACTGCAACACGCATTACTTGATCAGGATCATCACCAATGATTGCAGTGATGTCACCAGCCAGCACATTACCAGGGTAATACTGAGCATATTGACGTTGCTTGGTGGTGGGGTTGGTGTAATAGCAGCCCAGGAACACGCCAACAGTGGTGTTGGTGGTGCTAACAGGGTAAGTTGCAATCACAACATAACCAGCCGATAGAGTGACTAGGTCACCGTAGTACATAGCGGTACCGTAGTTGTACTGGATCGGAAGATTCCGGGTAGATCCAGCAAACACCTGACCGCCGATCAGGTTTACGGGTTTGTAACCGTAAGCTGCCGAGACAGTTGGATAAGCCATTTAAGGACTCCTAAAAAATTAAATACCTTTTCCAAAGCTACTCGAAGACTTACTCTCCCTAAAGAGAGGCATCCGCGCATCGCTTTGACGCATAAGAGTATTGTCTACAGCCTCCATTTGAGCAACATTTTGTTTTGCAAAGTAAGCATTACGTTGGTCAACAAATTCCTCAGGAGTCTTGCAAAGCAATAACCCGCCAATCTCAATGTTGTCTTTGTATCGACTCGATGGATCAGCTAACAGTCTAAATTTGGGTTGCTCTTCAATTGGAACAGGCTCCCAATGCTCACGGAGTTTGGCCGAGAGATTGCGGGGGTCTGCTGCATTCAAAGTCGAAACACGCACCCAACGATATTTGTACCCAGGTTGCTTGTCTGGTTCAGGAAGTAGTTCTGCTGGTGCCCACTGCTTAGGGCGCTCAGTCATCAGTCGTTCCTCAAGCTCACGCGGTTTTCTGTTTTCAGCCATTTGAGGCCTCCAATTTGATTTTTTCCGCAGCAAATTGCTCCGGTGTTAAGTTAAATTTCTTTGCCAAGTTAAGTTCTCCAGTGGATAACCTAACTCGTTTTGCGGACGTTGTCCGTGTAGCTGGTGCTACCACCGAGCTTTTCCGGCTAGGCCGGTCATCTTGTTCCTCTGCGTTCTCAAATCTCTCTGGGAACCGCTTGCGGATTGTGTTATTTAAACGGGAGTAATACTCCGGTGACGAAATTCTAACCCCTTCGCGTCGCATCTTCTCGTGAAGACCCAAAGCCAAACTGGTCATCTCTTCATCTTCCCCAAACCAAGGATTATCTTGTTGCCAAGCAACCGCTGACGGATCTTTTGGAGCCGCCTGGACACGGGGTTGGGGCGTTTGTACCACATTTTCTTCGACTTCTTCAGCCGGAGGGCGGAAATTTCTTACTTTATCAACCTTTAATGTTGCCTCTGTAAGACGCTCCTGGGCCTCCATTACCTTGTCGGTATCGCCAGAATCATAGGCTTCCCGATAGGCTTTCTTGGCCTGCTCCAACTCCATTTCCACGGTCTTGGTGACAGACAAAAGCACATTCTTTTCGCTGCTGGACAGGTTGGATTTGAGCCTTTTGTTCTCATCCATTAGCCGTTTAGCAAACTCAATGGCTTCATTTTGCTCACGCAAAGCCGCTTCTTTTTCCCTGCGCTCGTCATGCGCAAGTTTCTTCATTTGAAGAAGTTTCTTTTTGACCTTTGTAGAGTAATCCTCTAGCTCGTCGTTATAAAGCTCTTCCTTAATCTTTTCAGGCAAGGGCGCTTTATTGCGATCTTCAGGAGGTGTTTTATCCTCTACCTCAACGATAATTTCATCGTCAAGCTCATCATCCTTTGAATCATCAATTTCATCGGGAAATTTAAAATCAGACATATCTGCTCCTTATTTGCGGCGGATACCGCGTGGATCTTCAACTACACCCTCAACAGAGTCATCGTTAATTACACGAAACTCTTTGCCGTGAATGATTAGTCGGGTTCCTGCATGTGGCCTAACCAAAATAAAATCGCCTGCTTTGCAATATGGGCCAGACGGGAAACGAGTTGTGTCTTTATAACAATCAGGTCCCAGGTCCACAACAAACAATACTGTGGTCAATAGCTCTTCGTTACGAATTGCTTCATCAGACTTGATAAGCCCAATTTCGCTTTCGTATTCTTTTTCCACTTCTGGAATTGCGCACAAAATGCGGTAGCCAGACGGCTTTGGTAGCTGCTTGGCTTTTTGTTCTGCGGGCTTGTTCAGTATCTGAGACAAGTCCACAGCTTTAACTAGGTCTACATTTCCTTCACTCATCGTCATGTGTTTTCAATCTTTCCTGTAGGTCTGAGATAAATAAGCGCGCAGTGAGCAGACCTTTAACCTCGCCACACGCCTTCTTGTACTCCGCATAATCCCCGGCGTTGCCATCCGCCAGAAACTCTTGGAGTTGGGATACTTTGTCATCTATCTTTTTTGATAGATGTTCTAGATACTTATCAATCATTGGTTACGTCCAACAAGGTTGCTTAATATACGCTGGCGCTCAAGCTCATTATGGGCATCCAGCTCTTTCTGCGATTTGACAAAATCAGTTTGAATCCTGGTCATGTCAATTTGTTTTTGCGTTTCAATGCGGTCACGCTCAATTTGCTGCTGTGCTGCTTTTAGCTGAGCATCAACTTGATCCTTTTGCTGCTTGCGCTGTTGCTCTGCACCCTTAATCTGCATCTCTTGCTGCTGGATTTGGACAAGTGGGTCTTGGGCCATTTGCTGAGCCTGCTGCTGTTGATCTTGTGCAGTGTTGGCTTGAAGGACCTGGGCGCTTGCTTGGGCAACCAGCCGAGAAAGTTGTACTTCAACATCCTCTGGCAGATGCTCATTAGGCGGCGGCAACGGAACGCCCATCTGCTTCTCAATCATTGTGCGATAGTGGAAGCCAAGGTGGTCTGCAATGTGCGACTGCAAAGCCGCCATGATCATTCCGGCCTGCGGGTTCTGGCCAATCGTCTTCATCACAAGAGGATCTTGCATGAACATTTGGTGCGCTGCAATATGAGCTTGCTGGTCCTGCGTGATAAAGGCTTTTAGCGGCTTGCCATTCAAAGCATTCATGTTCTCGCTGATCGGGTCTACAGGCATCTCATCATCAGGCAGGGGAACCAGCTTCTCAGGGTTTTTAATGCCCAGCACATCTAGCATCTGGCGGTGCAGTTGCGGTAGGTCATAGATCTGAGGGGCTTGTTGAGCCAATTGAATGACGGCCTGGTACTGCACGATCTTTTGCGCCATCGTTGCAGCGTTGGGGTCCGACACAGGGATGACGGCCACCAGGTCATAGTCAGACTTCTTGGCTTTGGGCGATCCTTCTTCCGGCTCGTAGCTGTATTCATCAGGCGTGTAGTCACGAATGATGTCACGCAACAAAATTAGCTCTTGCTTGAAGGAGTAATGGATGCGCGCCTGGACGGCAGTCATCACTTTAAGCGTGCGCTCAAGGATAGCCAACGTAGTACCAACGGGAGAGTTGGCCGACATATCTGCAACTTGAATATCAGCAGCAGACGCAAACTTTCGGCCCTCATCTACGATCTTGTCAAGGAGCATTGCCAGCACTTGGCTCGGTTCCTTGTAGGGAAGAGCCATAATGTTCTCAGCAATAGTCCCGCTGGGTACGTCAACGTCTCTCCACTCAGCTGGTCCGATGGGTGTATCGTCGCCTTTGACACGAAGGCCGCGTGTTTTGAAGCCTCCGGGGAGATTTGCAAGCGTGCCAGCGTCCACCAGCTGGCGAAGGATGGAGGTTCCAGACTTGGCAAACGCTCCAACAAGGTGGATCAAGCCAAAACAGTAGAAACCAAAGCCAGGAACGTAGCCGTAATGGACAAAATGCTGGCGCTTTGATTTAAGTTTGTCGCCCTTATCCCAGTTTCGGCGGATTGCCAGGCATTTATTGCTGCCTTTCTCAATCGTGACGATATAAGGCAGTGCAATTCCTGTTGGCTCGCCTTTTTTGTCGGTATCTTCAAACCCTTCAAGGTCCAAATTGACGTTCATCTCAAGGATTTTGTAGCGATCATCCGTCTGGGCGCGAAATCCCATCTTCTCGGCGATCTTTTTCTCTACTTCATCCAGCGTATTGTTGGGCTCACCCAGGTCAATGTCAGCATAAAAGCCAGCAACCTGTAGTTTGCGCAGTTCATTTTCGGTTTTACGCATGATGTGCGTAACGCGAGGCGACGTTTGCAGGTCTGATGCGCCGTATGGGACCACAAGGTCTTCAGCCGTAACAAAAATAGACGTCTGGCGGTCCAGGCTGGGGTCAAAATAGACCTTCTTAAACGCATTGCCAGCCAACCCCAAGCCCCACAACATGCGCTCATGCTCAGGACGGAACTCTGTCATCACATCCGTCAGCTCATAATTCATGTCAGCGGCCACACGAGTAGCGGCTTGCTTTTTCTCAGGGGTTTCTTTGCCAATAATCTGAGTCTTCACCGGGCCTGCTGCCGGGAAAGTACTCATCATTATCTCGGCCTGGAACTTAACCACCGCCTCAGACAGCAGAGGATGGTATACGCCACACGCTCCAATCCAGGGATCAGCGCGCTCCTCAATCTTCATTCCCAGAAGTTCAAGGCCATCGACGTAAGTCTGCATCCAGTCTTTACGAGAGTTAATGTCGTCATCAAAATCGCTAAGCAGATCGCTGACCAACTCAGTAACAACATCGTCAGGAAGATGCTCAACAAGGTTAGCCTCAAAGTCATCCTCAACGCTCCCAAT